TTAAGCAAGTTTTCATTGGTCCTATTTCTAAAGCACCATCACATACTTCTCTTGTCGTAACAGAACCATCTGGATTAACAGTTCTATCAATCACTTGTTTATCTATTTGTATTTGTGTTTCTGGTTGAGGTGTGATTGTAATTCCTTTGCGGATAATCACACCATTCGGTGAAGCAGTAGGAAGAACCCTAATCTGCTGTTCCATTATGTGCTCATCCATCACTCTACAAGAGTTCCATGTGCTCTACGAATTTCTCTCAGTTCTTCAAAGTTTTTTTGCTTTGTTCCGCCATCATATGCCCAAGCATATCCTTCAGTAATCATTTGTTCGTTGAGAGACACTTCTGAGTCCCCAATGTATAACCACCCCAAAAGACGACCATATTTGCCGACGCCACCAACAAGTTCAGTCCTAATAACAAGGTCATCGTCACCAGCCACAGCACCTTCGAGTTTATCTTTGATCCAGTTGGTTGCATCATAACCAAGTTCCTTTTCTTCTTCATCTCTAGTTCGTTTTTCTGGAGTATCCACACCAGCAACTCTCACACGTTCTTTCTTATAGAGGTCAAATCCCAAGTCAATAGTTACGTCAATAGTATCTCCATCAACTACTCTGTTGATTTCGATCACTCGAAAGTTGTAGCAACTCTTCCTGCTTGGTGGTATCATCGCTCCCATCTTCTTGCATCTCCTGGAATGCTAGTCTTAGTATATATACGACAACATATGCAGTAAATGCAAGTCCACAACATAGAAGTATAATTACACTCCAAGTTGGATCATTTAAATTTTCATGAGGTTTTATTATGGATATTATGTATTTTTCCATCTATCTTCCCATAATTGCCTAAAGTATCTATCAACATGATTTAGACAGTCTAATGGCGCATGTTCTTCCCAATATGCCCATTCAATACAAAATTCATGCATTTCTTTAGTAACTTTTGGAACACCAAAAATTCTAGCAAATGATGATGAGGCAAAAAAATATTTTTGCCTAATGTGCGGTTCCATTTCCCTTATAGTGTTCGGATTCATAATAGCTACCTTTTTTAGAACCGAAATAAATTGTAGTCAATACAAAAGGGATTGCAACTACAAGAAGTGCTTTTCCTAACAAATGTTCCATTATCTTACGTGATGTCCTCCAAACATATATCGCATACCATTTAAGACTTTATTTGCGTATTCTCCAAGTCTTCTTGATCCGAATCGTTCAAATAATGCTGTAGATATAACAGGAGCGGGAACACCAAGATCCACAGCAGCGTGAACAGTCCAACGACCCTCACCACTATCGCTAACTCCCCCATCAAACTTGCTAAGCTCTCTATCACCCCGTAGAACATCAGCGGTAAGATCAAGTAACCAACTACCAACAACGCTACCACGACGCCATAACTCAGCAACCTCAGCAACATCAATATCATATTGATAATCTTCTGGATTATCCATTGGAGCAACTTCAGCATCACCCTCTTTAACGTATTTCGAGCCAGCATTTGCTTCATGCAAGATATTAAATCCTTCTGCATATGCTTGCATGATTCCGTATTCGATTCCATTGTGAACCATCTTTACAAAGTGTCCTGCTCCTGGCCCACCACAATGTAGCCAACCAAATTCAGCAGAAGTTACGTCTGAGTCAAATTTAGTCCTGGAGGCAGCATTGAGTCCTGGTGATAGGGCATCAAAAATACTTGCACAAGTGGCGACCGCAGTATTTCCGCCACCAACCATAAGACAGTATCCACGATCCAAACCATAAACACCGCCGCTAGTGCCACAATCAATATATTGGATACCAAACTTTGCCAACCGTTCCGCTCTTTTCCTACTGTCCTTAAAATTGCTATTGCCATGATCAATAATAATATCTCCTTCACTACAATGTCGTAGTAACTCATTAATTGTCTCCTCTACTGTTTCTGCCGGAACAACCATCATGAAAATTCCAGGTTGCATACCACCATTCTTTTTATTCTTAACTACTTTAACAAGATTTTTAATAGTAGTTGCAATTCCATCAACATATCCATTTTCATAAGCTTCATTTGCTTTTTGGTAGTTTCTCCTATATCCCCATATCTCAAAATCTCCTCTCTTTTTCATACGACGGGACATTCCTTCTCCCATTCGCCCAAGACCTATTAACCCTACTTTCATAATTGCATCCTTTAAACTTCTGAATCTCGTTTACTGATAATACAAACATCATCATAACACCCAAAGAAAATCCCAAAAATATTTCCATATTAGTTTAATGTTATATTTAACCAAGAAAATAGTGGTGGGATTACTCCAATAAGTCGAAGAAGACCTTCAGCAAAAAGAGCAAGAACAACCCAACCAACACACATTGAAATAATCGCAGCATTACGATTATGTCTTCGTATGGCATCATCAATCATCTCCTGCACTTCTTGTTTATCAATTTCAGTCATTTAAAACTTTTAAAGTCATATACTATCTATATTCTAATGACAATAGCACAATATTATTGTCATTGTTTCAAAATATTTCAAATTATATTTTTAACAATCTGAAACAATACTTCCAACTTCAGAACCAACTGCAGATCCTACTTTCTGCCCCAGTAGTGCCATCCAACCAGCAGCTAACCATCCAATGTATGGTATGTTTATAACTGCTGGTGCTAAAGCTCCTGTAGCAATGCTAGTCCCCGCTATTGCACCTTGCGACCTTGCTCCAGCGTCCGCCACTATGCATTCGATTTCTCTTGCAGACTTTCCCTCTTCATCAAATTCACCTCCTTGAGTATTACGATATCCTTCAGCGGTATATTCATCCTTTCGATATTCATTTCTATTTTCTGTTCCTCCACCAAATATTCCTTTCTTAGTTCTATCAAATTCCAATGATCTCTCACTAGAGAGAACTTTAGGATCATTTGCTCTATACTTTACACTATATCCATCTTTACTAACATTTAATTCATATGAAGAATATTCTCCACTTGGTATATTAATTACTGGATTGGAAATATTATTAGACATCTTCATTAGATGACCAAGAACACCAATATGAGCAATGCCAATAGAAATGCCAAGAAACCACAAAACACCAATAGAGATCGCTTTAGTTGGCGATTTTGTCTCCATTGGTGTATCTTGATCGTTATTGATCTTAGATTTCCATATCATATTTTATCTTTTTCTTCTTTGCTTTTTGCTACAGTTTGGGAACTATTTGCATTTCCATTGTTTCCATTTCCACCATTAGACTTAGATGGTGTTACTCCAAACGTAGCTAAAGTTCCAGTAAATACACTAGCAATAAATGTTGGATCAATTTTTTGCTGAGGAATTCCTGGTATTGAAACATAATTTAGAGTTAGGATTGCACCTGTCCATCCCAAAACAATTAATCTAACTAAACTTGATATACCCTCTTCACGCCAATCAAAATCATTATCACCATTACTTTCTTTTTTCTTTGGAAGCATGGATTTTATGAGTGACTTCATAGTATTTATGGTTTTAATGAACTTAAATTGATATTAGTCATATTTATTTCATTATATTTTTTACATAAATTTTCACTTGATTCATGTTCCCATTTGTGATACAAGTCTTTTAGGTCTTTGTGATAATTTTCACCACTTATACCGACCATTTGACTTGCAACTATGCTCTTGATAAGCATTTCTCTGGTATATGATACCATAACTTTTCTATTGTATCCAACAAAGAATTTTAACATAGTAAATAAAAAAATCAAATAATTCTTCTTGGCTGGTCTTGAAACTATTATTTATTCCTGAAAACACCTAAATGTCATGTTTGGTGAGGTAGGAAGGCAAAAATACTCAGGAGGATTGTCAATTTTCCACAGTGTATAACATGCAATTATAATCTGAAGAAACGGAAGGATGAATAAAATACGGTTTCTCATTCGAAAATCGGGCGAACATCCATACCATTATAGTAATCATCTCTATATTTTTTAAGAACATCATTAGGAGTTCCATAATATCCCATGTGCATATTTACACAGTCAAGATAACGAAGATGTTCACGATCAGAATCTACAGTGTAATTGTCACAGTAGAATAAAATTTCTTGAGGAACTTCTACTTGACGATCACTGATCGGATCTTCAACAAAGAATGGAAAAGTCATTTAACGAATCGATTTTTCTTCAACCATTCTAGCGTAAGAGGAGTTGGTTTGTAAACCTCCCACATAGGTCCATTTGCACATGCATCCAATGCTTTGGCAGTCATCCCTTCGGTTTTACCTGCCCATTTTGCTTCTGCTTCCCAAGGCCATGCAGACTCTGGATAATCCTGTTCTACTATTTCACGCCAGAACCTAGGAACATCCTCTTCTGGCATGATAATAGCAATCATACTATTCTTAATGGTTCCTGCCATACAATCCTGAGCAGCGTGCCATCCTTCATGCCTCATAACGGTCATAAGAACCTCAGGACGTTTCATAAAGGCATCATTCAGATAGAAGTTATTAGTGACTGTATGATAGACACCACGGTGCCCAGGAGGAAAATACTTTTCTGGAGCTAGAAAAACCATAACTCCGATCTTATCAAGGGATAGGAGCATAGAGTCAAACTCTTCAGCAATATAACTATAATCAGAACTAGGATAATTATCCTGAATATCTGAGATAGATCTAATTCTTTGAACATTTTCGGTGCATTCTCTTAAGATCATGCAACCCATAGAATCCATTGTATAGAATTCTTTAACTTTAGATTCAGCAAAAACTGAATTTGATGCAAATAATCCTACTGTTAACCCAAGAAGAGATAGAAAAATTTTTCCCATTTTTAAAAACCATTTACATTAATTGAATATGAATTATGCATAAATCAGTTTTTTACTATAATCATATGCATATTCTTCTCTGTAACCTTTAATGCCCCACCCTAACCAATAATAGGCAGGGACCATATACTGGGAAACTGTCCATCCACTTCCCTCAAACTCAGGAAGAACCTTTTGGAACTGTGACTCATTAATCATGTAACGAACTTGACCTTCCAGACTACTTGGATCGCAGTCATACTTCTTACAGAAAGATCCTAGTCCCAAATATCTTCCTGTGCTGGTCCACTGTATAAGGCCATAACCACCGCTATAACAGCGATCGTAAGATACCCTAGCGCCTCCTTCACAAATGTTGGCATGGAAGTTGCTTTCTGATTTAATATTGCCAAGTATTGTAGCAAGAGCATTACGATCAGAAA